GAAAGCCAAGACAACACAACCAGCAGCCAACAGCTTGCCTGTACCGCTGGAGTATGTGAGGTTGTTGATCTTGTACAATAGTAATGCTTTATGAATTTCCATACTTCTCGTTTAAGAAAGAGTTACCAGCAGCGTTCTGTGATGGTCTGATTAAGCTTTGTCTTGATCTAGAACTTTCAACTGGTGGCTTATTTGAACGTGACGGTACTAGGTTTGACAGTAGAGTACGTAATAACAAAGTAGCTTGGCTTAACTCTCCTGATATTATTACACTAATGTACTTGTACATTAATAGGGCTAATGAAGAATCTGGATGGAACTTAGATATTACAGGATTTCAAACGCCTCAATTTTGTATCTATGAACCGGGACAATTCTATGATTGGCACGTAGACATAGGAACGGAAACACCCGGTGAAGATTTGGTTAGAAAACTAACCATTGTAATTGCTTTAAATGAGAATTACACTGGTGGTAATTTTCAAATTGAAAAGTGGGGTATTCCAACAATACCTAATAAATATAATACAATCAGAGAGTTACAGTCTACAGGAACGATTACAGTATTTCCATCTTTTATGCACCATAGGGTTACTCGTGTAGAAGAGGGTATGCGGTATTCCCTTGTAGGGTGGTTTACAGGACCAGACTTTAAATAAACATTGACAAACTTGAATTTTTAATATATAATGGTAGATCAGATTAACAACTAGAAGAACTATAAATGTTCCATAAAACTCCTACAATTTACATTGGTTACGATCCATCAGAAGAAATTTATTGTGATGTTCTGAAAAAGTCAATTGAAGCTAATACAAAAGATCATTACAATATTGTTCCTATTGTACAGTCAGAGGTTCGTCGGGCTGGCCTTTATTGGCGTAGCGGTGAACTATCTGAACATGGTATGGTTGATACATTTGATCGTAAACCATTCTCCACAGAGTTTAGCTTTACACGTTTTCTAGTCCCTATGCTAAATCAGTATAGTGGTCTTGCTTTGTTTATGGACTGTGATATGTATGTCCGATCAGACATTACAGAAATCTTTGACACTCATGGTGCCAACCATAACGTAGCAATTAGCTGTGTTCAGCATAACCATAATCCTACTGAAGTATCAAAGATGGATGGTAAGGTTCAAACATTGTACAATAGAAAGAACTGGTCTTCTTTTGTTCTTTGGAACCTAGACCATCCTGCAACAAAAGAACTTACTATTGGCGATGTAAATACAAAGCCCGGTTCATGGCTTCATGGCTTCTATTGGCTTGAAACAGAACATATAGGGAACATTAAACAAGAGTGGAATTGGCTTGATGGTCATAGTCCAGAGAATATTGAACCAAAGAATGTTCATTTTACAACTGGCGGTCCTGTTTATAAAGACTGGAAGCCTACCCGTAAAATTGATGGCACCTATGCCAAAGAGTGGAAAGATTTTTATTTAGACAGATTAAAGGTAGAAAAAAAGAAACATGATTAATTTTGTAACTTCATTTAGCCCTGACGGCTATAAAACCTATGCCAAGAATATGCTTCTTTCAGTTATTGAAAACTGGAAAGACGATCTTAAACTTACAGCATATTACCATGACTTTCCAGAAGATCTTGTAGCTGATCTTCCTCAATCACCTATCATAGAATATCGTAATCTTAACAATGTCAAAGACATGTTAGATTATCGTGAACGTATGAAAGTTTACGATGGCACTATGGGTGGAAAAACGCCTTACAATTGGCGTATGGATGCCATTAAGTGGTGCCACAAAGTTTATGCTATGACGGACTGTGCCTTTAAACTTGGCGATACTACAACAAATTCTGACTGGATGGTATGGTTAGATGCCGATACAATTACAACAAAACCACTGTCAGAAGAAAAGCTGCTAAAGATTTTACCAGATAAAGCAGAACTTGTTTATCTTGGACGAAAAGACGTTGACTATAGTGAAACTTCTTTTGTTGCTTTTAATATTAGTAGTGAATCAACCTATTGCCTACTAGGTGATCTTCGCGGTTGCTATGATATTGGTGAAGTTATTTCATACCGTGAATGGCATGATGGGTTTATCTTTGACAGGCTGTTAAAGATTTATATTGCACATGGCCTACGTGCACATAATCTTACACCAGACGTTAAGGGACTTGCGGCATTTGCACAGTCACCCTTATCTCAGTACATGAAACATTTTAAGGGTAATTTAAAGCATGACATTCCAAATGATGTTGCTCCAGATGTTAAACTTCCACGTTATAACCAATTAGCAAAACTTGTAAGAACATACGCTAAAGATTCAATTGTAGAAGTTGGTACATGGAATGGTGGTAGGGCCATTGAAATGGCTCTTGCAGCTTTTGAAAAAACAGATAGCGTTAGTTATGTAGGGTTTGATTTATTTGAAGAAGCTACAGAAGAACTTGATAAAATCGAGTTAAACTCAAAACGTCATAACACTCTTGACGCAATAACAAACCGTCTTAATGAATTTGCAATTAAAATGAAAGAAAAAGGTAAGACTTTTACCTTTACTTTATTTAAAGGAGATTCTAAGCAAACTCTTAAAGAAGCAAAAGATATTATTGCTAAAGCTTCTTTTGCATATATTGACGGTGGACATAGCGAAGAAACAGTTCGTAGCGATTACGAAAATTTAAAACATGTTCCCGTAATTGTGTTTGACGATTTCTTTAGTAAAGATGAGAATGGGAATATTTTAGGTGAAGAACATCAGGGAACAAATAGATTATTTGCTGAGATTTCTGAACATAAGAAAGATGGACAGATTTGTATGGTCCTTCCTTCTAGCGATAAAGTTAAAGATGGTGGAATTACGCATCTTGCTGTGTATGTTCAGGATACTTCTCTACCGCCTCTACCGCCAGAATTGATGCGTGTACCTATTGTTGTACGTCCTAGGGACTGTATGCCAAAGGACTATATCATTAATAATATCAATGAAAATTTAAGTCTTATTAAGAAGTGGGGAATTGCACAGGCTTGTAGACCTAATTCTGAGACTGCAATTATCGTATCTGCTGGTCCATCACTTAACTTTAATGAACTTAGAGAAACAATTAAAAGAACTAATGGTGTCGTTCTATCCGTTAAACATAGTTATCCTAAATTACTTTCAGAACAAATTCATCAATGGGGTTGTATTATCCTAGATCCTCGTCCAATTGATGGTGTATCTACACATGGAATTGTAAGGAAAAAGTTATTCAATAATATAGATCAATTTACAAATTTCTTTATTGCATCTATGACTGACCCTTCAGTTACAAAGTATATAATTAAAAGAACTAAAAATGTTCATGGCTGGCATGCGTATTCAGACGCAATTAGACAAGCAACTAAAGATCCTCGCATATTTGAGGTTAACAAAAGCACTAATTTATCTCCAGACACTACCTTTGTTACTGGAGGAACGTGTGCTGCAATGCGTGGCTTTGGTCTTATGCACCTACTAGGTTTTAGAAACTTCCATCTATTCGGTTTTGATTGTAACATTCCCTTCCTTACAGAAGAACAAAAGAAAGAAAAACTGGATGATAAGCCAAAGTACATTCCAGTAGAGACTAATGGTGTAAAGTTTTGGACTACTGGAGAACTTTTGGCTATGGCACAGGATTGTGAACGATTGTTTAACAATAAAACTGTAGATGCTAACATTGTAGTTCATGGAACTAACACCCTAGTACATGAAGTATTTAAAAATTCTTTCCATGCCAAACTTCCATACTATCTAGATTACTTTAAAGGTAAAAAGTAATGGCTAAAAAGCAGCCTGTTCACGATGGCCTTTCTGAAAAACATGAGAAATTTGCCCAAGCTTACGTAGTCTATCGCAATGCTACAGAGGCTGCAAAGGTTGCTGGATATTCAGTACGATCAGCAACAAATCAGGGCTGTAGACTTGCCAATGATCCTCGCATCAAGGAACGTATTGAGGAACTAGAGAAAGAACTAGAAACCAAGATTAACGTCATTGAGGAGATTGAGCAGCAGTATGTAGCTGCTAAACAGAACAATCATACTAACACTGCTCTTAAAGCATTAGAACTTCTCTCTAAGGTAAACACCAAACAAGAAGAAGTAATTCCATCCTCTATTCATGAACTAGAGTCTGATATTATCAAGTATCTAGAAATTTTAGGTGAGGAAAGGGCAACAAGGATTTTTCTTCGTTGCTCTTGGTTTGCAGAGGAAGAAGAAGAGGGGGATGCCGACGATCAAGCCGACAATCCCCCTCAAGATAGTGAAGAAGACCTAGAAACAGGTCTTTCCCCTTCTTCTCTACCTAAACCAGAAATTAACTCATAAATAAAGCAGCTTCTGCATTTCTGCGTAACGCCAACCCTGTAAGTTTTCTACCATTTGCAAAGACCCACCGCCTTAGCTGGTTAGGAACTTCATCAAACTCTTTAGCATTGATCTTCTTTCTTAATGTTGAAGACCTATACGCTCCAATTCCTAAATTAAATGCAAATGATACCAAGGCAGAGAATTGATTGTCCGTAAGATCTGCCATAGCAGTTGGAGAATAGGCTAGTATACCATTTTCTGCAATCGCCAAGTCTTTCTTTAGGTATTCTTCTGCCTGTTCTTTGCTTATAGGCTTATGGTTCTTATCGCATAAATGACCATAGCCTATAGTCCAATATCCTGCTGGACATATATATGGTTTGGCATAGAACCCTTCAAACCTTTTAATAAGATCTAGTCCCTGTTCATTGATATGACGCATAGATTAGATACGTCCTTCATTCTTTCTAATTACACGGTCAAGAAACCAGAAGTTAATAATACCAGATAAAAGTCCCATATCCGCTACAGTCCAGACATCCCTAATAAATGTTGAAACAGTAACCAGTTGATTCCAAACAGTTTCTCCACCAGATGCAGCAAGGCCAGCGGCAACAGCGGTAAAGATTACGGCTATCTTTATAAGTGAGTATAAACCCACGTACCAATACGTAATAATTGGCCGTACAGAGGCAGAAAGGGCGTCTACCCATCTTACCCCAGTCTTTTTACCTTGGGCTTCTATGGCCGTTCTAAGGGCTTCTAGGCCACCACTATCCAAGACCATCTGAGATTCAACTTCAACCTTCTTTACTGTGTAGTCCATATGAAGCTTAAGCATGGTAGCTTCATGTTTTCTATCTGCTATACCATTAAAAAACTTAAGAAGTTCTGGAGCCAGTCTGAATAGACCACCAATTATACCTCCAAATAAACCACCAGTTACTAGATCTAGCATATTTTATTCCTTATTTTAAATCTAATAGTTTATCTAGCTTATTTTCAAGCCTGTCAAGCCTAGAAATAATCTTATCGAAATCCTTGTCTACGTCTTCTTTTGTAACGTAATCCCTAGCGACTTCTTCTCTTGTAATAGATATAAATTTACGCAGTTCTGCTATTTGTGTGTTTACTCCACGTATCCACCACACTGTGCCACCGGCAGCAATACTAAGCAATAAATTCCATAACATGTTTACTTCTGGCACAGTTACTCTCCTATGGTAAAATATCATACAGGTTTTTAACAATTTCTTCTTTTGCTGGTCTAGCTTGTGGAATAGTTCTCAGAAATGGAGTTAGGTTGGCTAGAAATTTAGCCATTTCTTGTTTATTACCACTGTTTACATAGCTATAGACAGCACTACCAAACTCAGATAGAGTTCCATATGATGGCCCTAACATTGCCGTTACAAAATCTCTACCATATTTTTTAGATTCAAATGCTGAAATAATAGTACCAGAAAATCCAGCTAATTGGCTTCCCAAAACAGTATCTGTTAGTAATTCAGCACCACTCATCTTATCTCTTGGGCTTTGTTCCTTACCATATCTAATAGCATCCCGTGCCTCACTTAAAAAGAACGAAGATCCTAAAAGCAATGTAAGCATCACTGCATATCCAACCGCCTTATCTGCTGGTATACGTCCCTGTTTAACCATTGGTACAATAAGTTCACGAAATAGACGTAATCCGACTGTATTACCAAACACAGTTAAAAAGCCTTTTAGTTGTGCCACAGTTGCATAGTGTGGATCAGACATCCACAAAGGTCTATTTAGTGCATTGGGTGACATAATAATTTCTGATGTACCCTTAGCCAATCCTTTATTAATAGTTGTTGGGAGTTCATCTATTACTCCAGTAGCCCACGACACAACTTCTGGAGAGTTATAATTTAAAATACCAAGTTCTAGAATACGTTCTTTAGCCCTGACGTATTCCATTGTATTTTTTGGACCTTGATTTAATCTTTTAATATCGTTTCTAATTTGACTTTCAAAGGCTGCGTTAGCTACAGCACGACTAAATTGAGTAATTTGAGATAGTAAAGTAAATTTAAAAAACTTATCGTTTATTTTTTTGGTTGAAGACATGCCGTGTAATTCACCAATTCTTTGTGACATAGAACTGTCCACACCTTCAGAAATCTGTCTGAAGATTTCTTCAGATTTGCTATAATTTAATTTCGGAAAAATAGTTCTAAGTCCTGCACGTAAACCATCCCTGCTTGCTTTAAATAATCCCATAATAGCTGCTTTGGGACTAACTCTGCTTAGTACAATAAGTGGTTCAGATATTGAAGGAAGAGCAGCTAGTGGTAGTGTTAACA